AAGTTTGGCTATCTCACAAACTTCGTTAATGTCTATTAACATCATGTCGTTCTCCTAAACGCTTCTTGTGGTTTTTCGTTTCGGCGCACTTCCCATAAAATACAGGATTTGCCCCATTGCGTTATGCCCCGATTGCCGCTGTCTTTGACGCGTCTTTCGTTTGATAATTCAGACAAACGTGGTTTAACGGACACATCAGGGCGCTCTAACATGCTTGCTATTTGTTCAGCGCTAAGTGGCNGGGTTGTTTTTAGTAACAACTGATANACTTGTTCCCGTAANGTAACCTTCTTACCTTGACTGTCGTCAGCNGCGGCACGACTTGTGTCCCTGTGCTGATAACCGACACCCTCTTCAGTATATCCCATGTCGTTCTCCTTNNGTTAAAACGTGAGAGAAGTATAGGACATTATGGGATTAAGTCAACCTAATGTATTTCGTCACTGCCCGGATGGTTTTCAGGGACGTGGCTCATGTTGACGGCAGCATTTGTCATGCAGGACGATAGCAGGCCCATCGCTGTAGCCGGGTTGGGTGATATTTCTATGAGGTGTGCAATCAGGTGAGTAAGGGAGCCACCGATAGCGGCTCCTTTGTTTAAACCCATTTCATCAAACTCTTTCAGAAGTTCCATAGTACATTCTATAGCATGGAAAAAATCTTCTTTGTGCCGCTGTAACGTTTCTTCTAAAAAGAGTTCGTCTTCTTGGGTTCCCATGTATCCACCTCTGCGTACCATTTATCTCCGTTTTTACTCTCACATACTTGGACGTTAATCCAATCGCCTTTTTGGCCCGCGAGCCACGTTGCGAGGTCTTCTCGTTTTATACTTAGGTTACACTTTATCCAATCGGGCGCAGTTTCTCTAGGTTTTTTTGCCATGAGACCGTTTACAAACACTTTTTCCATATTTTTCTCCTCTATAAAAAAGTAAACCCCTAGCTGGGGGCAACCGAGCTAGGGGTTATAGTTGTCTTAACTACAGAGTTTGAGGCATGACCCTCGAAAACTCTTATAAAGCCCCTGTATGCGATATGCAATACTTAATCGCATACATCTTCGGGATATTCTGCATTTTTTATGTCGTCGGTTATTGTTAAGCTGCATATCGCGCATACCCGGACGAGTTTTTCATCATTTTTTTCAATAACTTTAAGCTTTTGCGCGCACTTTGGGCACCGGTTTTCCACCAATCTTTTGTGAAACTGCCCTGTCCCCTTGGTTATCATCTGCGCTTCCTTTTTTAGAATCTCTGTACCAATCAAATACGAGTCGTAGTTGCCCGCCAATCGTGCGGCCTTCGTTTTTTGATAGTTCTTTGATCTCTTCGTACACTTCTCTTGGTACGAGAATGCTTTTCCAACGTGTTGTATCCATTTTTATCTCCAATGCGCTTCCGCATATCTAGGATAATATAGGAGAATATACAAGATTGCAAGAAAAGAGTGGGACATAAAAAAAGACGACACTGGGTGGAGTGCCGCCTTCTTTTTTAGAGCCGTTTGATCCTACCGTTATGGTGGTAGGTTTACACGGTTCCGACAATAAACCCCGTATATCAGTTAAAAACAGGTAGTCAAGTAAAAAAATACCCCGCCGAAGCGGGGCAGTTAAGCGAGCAGTGTCCAAGCTACTTAGCTTCTCCCCAAGACGGTCCTATTTCAACGTCACATTTACTAGGAACCTCTAGGGGTATTGCAGTCTCCATAATGTGGGCGATTTCTTTGGCCTCGTCAATACTTTTAACAGACATTGCAATCTCGTCGTGGATTTGCACCATTGGTAGGAAACCCTTCTCGTACAAGTTAACCATTGCCTGCTTTGTCATATCAGCGGCAGACGCTTGGATGAGCCTGTTCATGGCTTTGTAGGTAAACGCCCGCTTCAGCCTCGTAGTAGGCCCGTAGGCGTCCACAGCTTCCTTGTAAGGCAGTGCTTTGTTCATTGCGAATGTATCAGGCTCCCAAAGCTCAAACCGCGCCTTACGGCCTGCCAGAGAGCGCAACGCTCCAGCCGACGATTTCTCGTTCAGCCTGTTCATAACACCTCGGGTCAGTCCTTTAACAAACGGAACGCGGTCGTGGTATTGCTTAACAAGTACCTTGGCCTCTTCTAGCGAAACGTCTAGCTGTTCGGACAACTTATTCACGCCCATGCCATACATCATGCCAAGGTTAATTGTCTTGGCCTGCTTTCTGGGAATGTTAGCCATCTCCGCAACCATCGTATGGAAGTCAGTGCTTGGGTCTTCGTTGTATGCTTGAACAAAATCTGCGGCTCCGTCCAACGGGACGCCCCGGTTACGCCCGTAAACGTGAGCATAATGCACCAAGATGCGCGGTTCTTGTTGCGAGAAGTCAATTGCCGCCCACTGTTCACCTTCTTCTGGGAGAAACAGAGACCGGATCATGGGACCAAGTTCTGGGTCGCGGGCCGGGATTTGTTGTAAATTGGGGTTGGACATTGATATGCGGCCCGAAACTGTACCGCCATCGTCGGATCGGATTTGGTTTATGTGCCCATGTATTCTGCCATCAGTGCGGCAGTGCTTCATAATTGAGTTAATAAATGTCCCCGAGGTCTTGTTCAGGTTCCGCGCTTGAACAACCAGCTTCGCGAGCGGATGTTCGTGTTCGGTTAGGAACAGCTTCGTAAAGCTAGGTGCGCCTTTTTCTGTCTTGGGGTAGCCTATGTCGAGTTTATCAAACGATTTAGAGAGCGATTGGGCTGCCCAGATTTCTACGTCGGTGCCCGTGATCCGTTTAATTTCCTGCATTACCGCCTTCTCGCGCTTGAGAAGTGCGTCTCTTGTGCGTTCTACCCGGTTGGTATCCACGCGAACACCGCGCCATGTCATGTCAACAAGGCAGGGAAGTAACCCTAGCTCAAGGTTAGCAATGGGCCAGAGGTCTTCTTTGCTGAGTTGTGTGGACAGATAGTTCCAAAGCTCCAGAGTTAACTCTGCATCTGCTTCGGCATAGGGCCCCACATACATGGCGGGCATCTTCCACATCTCTGCCTTGGGGTCGATCCCAAACTCAAGAGCCGCGGCGGTTAATCCTTTTTCGGATTTTGTTTTGTTAAGAAGATCGTAGCATAAAGCATTTAGGCTGTAGCTAAACCGGTTCTCATCAAGCAGGGCGGCAACCAACATCGTGTCAATTACGCGGCCTTTCATCTCAAAGCCCATCGCTCTAATCCAGCCCAAGTCATACTGGGCGTTGTGCATCACCTTATCGGCAGGGCACTCGAACACTTTCTTGAGCCATTTGTTAACTATTTTCTCGTCTAAGTTACCACCACCGAAGTGGCGCGTGGGCAGATAGCAAGACCACCCGTCCACGGCAACAGCGTATCCAATGACTTCCCCGTCCATTGTTGGCCAACCGGGCCCGTTCTTCTTTAGGTTCGGGTCCCGTGTTTCAACGTCAATTGCTATCGTACCAGCCGACGTAATGTCAGGAAGCTCAAGCGGTGGAACCCACTCACTTTTGGGGGCGAACATAGCCATTTGCAAATTTGCCATTAGTTTTTACTTCCTCAATAATTTTATCTACGGGGCGGGCATCGCGCTCGACAAACTCCGCTCCTAGTCCGGTGTATCCGGCTTTATCTATCCATGAGTCCTCATGGTCTATCGTCTCTATCAGACGACTTGTTTTAACCCAATCCATCATCAACGTGACGTGGGCCGGGGTTACATAACCGTGGCTTTTAAGGGCCCCGTTTATAATGACGTTCCAACCATCAGCGATACGCCCGTGATTTTCGTAGGCATCACCGTAGTCTTTTGCTCTTGGTCCGTTAATTAGTTGCTTGGCGGCATCCAACACTTCATTACGTTTCATTAGTGTTCCACCTGATTGACGTGGCCACAGAAAACCATCTCACCCAACTCTTTGTCGTAGGTAAATTTAACGGCGGGTAGTTTTTCTTCAGGCACAGACGGGTCATCCCACATCTTTTTTGCGCGAACCTGATTAAAATCAGTAACGCCCATCTTTTTGTATTCTTCGCGCTTGGCTTCTTCTTGCGCTTTCCATTCNTCCCATGTCATTTTCTTCATGTCTTTTCTCCTTCAAACAAGTCGCCCAGCGCGGTTGTGCGAAACAACGCNGGCTCTCGAATTAATCGTTTCATTTGTTTTGTTTTAAAAAACCCAAGGTATTGTGGGTTGTTTATCATAAACAACCGTGTGAACAGGGCAATGAAGTCATTAGATATTTTGTAATCATTTCCCCGGGTCACTATAGAGCTTTCCCACCGCACTCGATTGGCAATTAGCCACCCGCTTAATCTCAAATGACCTCTGGAAATTGCCTGTAGGCTATATCTTTCAAACAATCTGTAAAACTCAGGGTTCGAACGGTGCCATTTTAACCATTTTCTTCCTAAACGGCTTTCGTTTAACATTTTAAAAAACTCTTCCTCAC